AGTCCTTCTCGGATGATTCCAATCATCTCATCAATATTTTTCAGCGCCTGCAGCAGATAATCACGTCCGGTAAGTCCCTTCGCAAAAATACCGCCGTCTTCATAATCAGAACCCCATGCCTGCAAAATGGCGTTACGGAAATCTCCGATGCTGTAAATAACATCCGCCATTTCGCTTTCAGTCAGCCATGTGAAGAATTCAGTCGCTTTTTCCAGCTTACCGAAAACAATTTCAAAACTGGTTGACCATCCGGTAGCTACGGCATCCTTTACCGTGCCCATAACATCCCGGAAACTTCTGGCTTCCTTTGCAGCCTGGTACGCTTTCGCGGCAAAATTCTTCAGCTCTTCATCGCTGAGCTGACTCATGTCTTTGCCAAGATCTTCGAAATATGCCAGGGTGGATGTCGCAATGGTCATTGTTTCCTTATCCAGCCACCCGTAACTCAGCGTATTTCGAAGGGTTTCTGCGGTAACCTCTTTATTGGCTTTGACCTTTTTATTGATTTTGTTGCTTGTCTTGAATATCTCATTGCCGTTTTTATCAATCGTCTTCACCAGGGTTCCGCTCTGAACGGCAGCTTCCATGAACAGCTTATTGACGTCCTTGGTAGCCATATTCAGATTTTCAAAGCTCATCCAGTCCCGGATCTGCATGCTTCCGGTGGACATGGCCTGCGCAAAATTATAAAACGCCCGGTTCGCTTCATTGACGTTTACACCGGCGGAAGCGCACATGTTGGCAAGACCTTCCATGGCTTTTTCCGCACGATCAACATCAACACCGGCTGCAACCAGTTTTGACATACCGCTGGTCATCTGACTCAGACTGTAGCTGGTCTGATCTGAATAGTAGCCAAGGCGCTTAATCTTTGCATAAGCTACATCTTCATCGATGCCGGATGCAGTCATTGTTCGGACAGAATCCAAAGTATCCGTATACTTCTGATTTCCGAATGCCATCATTTGGGAACCGCTGAGGCTCTTTACAAAACCGGTAATCCGCTGTTCGACGGACAGAATTACATTGCTGACTTCCTGAGCCAGTCCGCTCAGAATCTGCTGTTTAATCATTCCGGTAAACGTTGTCAGACGTTTACTCAGATTGTCAATGGTGGATCCAACCTTCTCAATTCCATCTGAGGCACTCTTCGCAAAATCGGCCACTGTTTTACTGCTGTCTTTAAACTGCAGTGCCGTCTGCAATTCATTCAGTTTATCCAGCGTCCTGCTGACGCCCTTTTCAAATTGTGTACTGTCAAACCGTGCTTCGACAATCCGTTCCTCAACCGCGTTTGCCATATTGCGAAGTCACCTCCTTCCATGCTTCATCTGCCATTCTCCCGAATATGCTCTGAATGGCCGGGTTAATATAATCCTTCCCCTCTACATATCCGCCTGTTCCTGTGGCATGCCCGTACTGCAGAAGAATTGCAATCACCTGTCCATTAACGACATTGCTGTTTCTCCAGACAATCCGGCTTCCCTGATCATCTTCGACGATCTCATAACTCCAGCTGTCAGCGGTTTTTCCGGTATCTTTTGGCGTATATTCCTGAAGCGCTTCCACACCGAGTTTTCCATACCGGTCCAGAATCGGACGGATCAGAGGTTTGATATGCATTGTTTTTGTCAGAAAACGTTCCAGACGATTGAAATTCCCTTTTTGTACAAAATTGATTTTCATCCTCTGTTACCCCCGGCTGTGCATTTTTGCCCTCCTGGCTGAATTCAGTGCCCTGTTCTGCGCATAGATGCTTTGCCGGCTCATTTTCTGCTCTGGCCCTTGCTTAATGTTGCAGATCTTGATCAGTGTCAGTAAACGGTTCAGATGCCATTTTTCACATTCATGCGGAATCTGGCATTCAATCATCCAGTAATAAATCAGTTCACTGGTAATCGTTTCATTACGGTGCGACCGGTTCGGCCGGTTTGTAATAGTTGTCGCGGTATGAGCATCATTCACATATTCAAAAATCCGCTTGATCTCATCCGCGCTCAGATAGTTATACGCATCCGGATCCACATTTCCGCCGATCGTCATGCAACGGATATAATCCAGCAGCTCCTCCGGTTTCAGCGGTTCGCGCACACTCAGAAACGGTTTCTTCCATTTTGATTCCCACTTGCTCAGAGAGATCAGGGAATGCTCCAGCTGAAGGGTAAACGCCTTATGCCCTTTCGAGTGAATAAACTGCCTGGTGCTTTCATCGTAATATTCCTGTTCAGGCTTTTCCGAAATGGTAATCTGAAGCATTCCCCATCCCTCCTTTTGTATTTATTTGCTTTCGAGAAGGCGAATCGTGCCTTCCTCGTTCGCAGGTTTCTCATCTTCGGTTTTTTCAGTCTCCGACTGCTTCGCTTCTTCAGCTTTCTGAGCTTTTGCCGCCTGCGCCAGGTCTGCCGGCACAATGCCATTAATAAATGCGGCGGCCGCTTCACCATTGGAAATCAGTTCCATAAACAGATTGCTGTAAGCTTCCGTCTGGCTGAAAGCAGCGCTCAGTTCATCGCTCTTGATAAACCGGACGCCATCCGCGCTCTTTTCACCATAGCTCTTCAGGATAATCATCTTAAATGCCTTGATGATTTCCGGAATATCCTGCTTGTCAATGATCAGCTGGATCAGATTCTGCATACCGCCGACCGTACCCAGCTCCATTTCCATCAGTTCAGCCTTGCTCAGAGAAAAATAGAAGTTTTCTTTCCTCTGTTTTCCATTGTAATCAACGTATTCAATCAGTTTTTTCAGCATTGCTCCTGTGCTCCTTTCAGGTAATAAAAAAGAAAAAAGAAAGGGGAGCCTCTTTATTCAGAAGCTCCCCTTGAGACTATTTCAGATATCTCAGGGATTTGAGGTCTCGGTATTTCCGGTCTCGGTATTTCCATTCGCGGGAGGCGTGGTACTTCCGTTCGTTTTAAACAGCCCCAACAGAGTATCGGGATTCGGCAGAGTGGATTCTGTATTTTCACTGCCATACAGCATGTCTTCCAGGGTCTTGAGCTTAGTCGAGTCTGCCTTGGTGCTGTCAATCGTGATTGTGCTGACTGCCTTATGACCGGTGCAGTTCACCGGGGTACTGGTGGCTTCCCAGCTGAAGGTGATCGCGTCGGGGTTATCGTTGATGGTGGAGTAGCTGCGGCCGGAGGGAGAAGCAGTGCTGTTGTACACAACATGCAGCTTGTAGCCCTTGTCCATGCCGGGATGCACGTCATCACCGATCTCGGTGCGGTAAGCCAGACCGAAAGCCTTCCGGTTCTGCTGCCCGATAAACACGCCGGTCACAGCTTCCGCGCTTCCGTCGCACTCATTCCATTCATCCGGATAGGTATAGGCTTCGATGGTGCAGCCAAAGGTTTCGGCGGCACGCAGGGAAGCATACTTGATATCATCCGCATACAGATCACTGACGTCTGCACCACCGGGGTTCTCACTGATCGCAGTTACACCGTTCCAGGCAACACCGTTTTCATAAGTGTCACCAGTGCCCATGGGGAACAGTACAACATTACGGACACCGGATTCAAACTCTCTCTGACCACTCTGGTCCCAAACAAGTTTCGACATAGTATGATCCTCCTGTATTTATCAGATAGATAAAAATGATTCCAGAACCATCAGTAATAAATGGTGTATACAAAATGGTTCAGATTATCCGATGTAAAAAACCGATTGAAGCTGCAATACTGCAGATCATCGATCAAATCCCGCATCGGATCCTCAGGATTTTTGGTAATATAGGTCAGGCTGTACCGATAAAGCCTTCTGTATATTTTGTCTTCCGCATGCACGTCATTCGCCGTATCCAGATGGTAAATAATACATGGATATTTCAGCTGGAGCCCGTTTGGCGGCTGAAAATATACGTTCCGTGTTCCGAGCAGCCGCTCGAGCATTCTTTGAAGTTCAACTCTTCTCTGGCTCATGGTACTGCCCTCCGATCGTCAGAATGATTCGGGGATGCTGGATTTCCGCATTGGTAATCTTCCATACATCCCCGAGCCATCTGACGAATTTCATCGCACCGAGGTTTTCCTTGGCAAAGGTATCTGCCACGATGCTGATACGGTTGTTGATAACCAGATTGTCATTGAAGTTTTCATTTTGATCCCATCGCCGGCTGTTGGAAAGCACGTCTCCGTAATAACGGCGTTCACGAAGCACTTCCGTATATACACCCGGATGATTCTCCGGATCGGTTTCTTCCGTTTTCAGGAAACCGACTGTTCCGCTGAATCTGGCCATCTTCTCACCGCCCGTTCAACAGTGCTTCTTATTTGTCTTTATTAGGCAGCAACTTCAGACCAGCCAGGTAATATACCTTCACAATGTCATCCGCACCGTCCATGGTCGTGACAACCTTGAATGTCTGCTTCACAGGATCCGTTACCCGAACCACGGCATTCATATCACTGTCCAATTCGACCGGAGGCCTCACGACGTCGCCGCCAAGCATCTGGATCGTAGTGGTACTGCCTTCGGGAGCTTCAAACTTCAGCGCCATATAATGGCCTTCCTGAAGTTCGGGGTCTCCGCTGAACTGAGTATAATCAGTTACATATTTCAAAGTGCCACTGATACGGCTGCTGGTAACAGTCAGTCCGGACTGAAGGTCGCTTACCTGTTTACCGAGAAGGACTCCCTCACCATCTTCAGGCTCAACAGTGAGGGTCAGGTAGGGTTTACTTCTTCCTCGATCACGATCGCGCTGTAGGGCTTCACCAGGGCGCCGGAGCAGCGGGTTTCAATCAGATACTTCTGCTGGTTGTAATCGATGTCAAAGTCTTCGAACATGTTGACACTGCCACCCTTGTCCGCGCCGACATTGTAATCAGACAGATTCAGAATGATCGCGGCGGGCTTGTAGGTCTTACCGCTGGTCGCATCTGTCCGAACGGTGGAAGCATCCGCCATTACGGGCACGGTCACGATTTCACGCACACCCAGCACATTCGCAGCGGTCTCCTTGGTGGGATACAGGAAATGGCCGATTCCATCTTCCAGCAGGAGCAGTTCGCTCAGCCAGTCCTCGGTCACAAACGCCACGGCATTGCCGCTGCCCTTATAGTCCTTCCAGGCCTTACGCACGGTCTTGATGAAGGTCTTGGCCTTCGCTTCACCCTGAACCGCGGTCAGTTCCTTACGCACAGTGTACAGATCATCATCCCGGAATACACTGCGGATATGGGTTTCGCTGATATGATCATCGGAGGAAGTCTGCCGGCCGTCGCCGATCAGGATCGCGCGAGCAATTTCCTCATCCAGCATCATCCGCATCTCGCCCTTCAGCCAGGCAACCACATCAAAGTCAGTGATGTCCAGAACGTCGTCACGATCCAGCTTCTGCTTCTTGTAAATAGTCTGGGGATCAGTAGTACGCTTCAGCAGCGTAAAGACTTCATTCACCTTCCGGTTGCCCTTGATATAACCCCTGGCGCGGGCTTCATCTTCGGTGATATCCGCGAACAGAGTCTTGATCCGGGTGAAAGGAGTATGCCGGGTGCCATTCATGACGACGGACACCCAGCCCATGTCACGATGAATAAAATCCGGGGTGGTGTTGATGTTCTTCGCATCCGGGAACAGCCAGTCGATCTGCTCAATGCCGTACTCATCGGCGTGCGCCAGAACAGACTGCTTCAGGCTGCCATCACGCTTGGCATCCTTGAAGATGGTCTCGATCTCGGAATGAGACAGGGTGTCGTTCTGAACCGGGGTTTCTTCCATGCTTCCGTCAAACACATTCTTTTTCATAGGTTTATTACCTCCAATTTCTGAATGGGCCATTGCCGCATCTTCTTCGTAGTCTTCTTCCTCGTCATAATCGTCTTCAGAGTCTTCAGAATCTTCAGAATCTTCATCGTCTTCTTCATCTTCTTCGTGCTCATCGTCGATTTCATCATCCGCATCTTCTTCCTCGTCGTCGGTTTCGTCTTCATCCTCTTCGTCGAAGTCGTCCTCGTCTTCTTCGGAATCCTCATCCTCGGCGTCGCTGCGGATGGTGTTCAGCATGTCGATCTGGCCCTGTTCATACATGGCTTTTACGACCGCAATCTGCTCTTCGTCCATGCTGTCAAGGATCGCCTGGACGTCGATCTGACCTTCCTGTTTCGCGTTTTTCTTCATATCCGTTTCCTCCGAATCTTCTTCTGAATGGCACAGTATCTTCTGTTGTTTTGTATAGATAAAGGCCTCTCCATCATCTTCATCACTGGTTCCGTCACTATGGGCGAAATTCAGGTTTTCAATTCGGGCGCCTTTATTGGCACCGGTCAGTACAAGGCTGACTTCCTTGATACTGCCATGAACAACATCGCTGCCATGCTGCACAAGCTGGTTGGCATAAATGGAGAACTGCTTGATGTCTCCGTTTGCCACTGCATTTTTGGCAGCCTGGGCTTTGGCATTGTTGTTAAACCAGCAATAGCAATAGACACCCTTGTCCCGATTCTCCAGCAATGCATGACCGAGCACATTTTCCGGATCGGTGTGGCAATGCTGATAGACCATCGGCACCTCTTCGCCGTCGTTGTCAATGAAGGCGTTCGGACGGATTACCCGGCCATCGGAGCATTTGATGTTGCACATCGTTGCCCAGCCGGAAATGTCATAGGGTCTTTTGGCTGACATTATGATCTCCTCCGAATGTTTGATTTTCATTTTGATTGGTTTACTGTCTGACAAATAAAAAACGCCTCCGTCAGGCACTGTTTGCAGAAGCGCCTTTGGGTGCGTTTTCTTCTTCGTCTTCTACGTCAAGATCGTTGTTCCTGTATCGTTCAGCAAGATCAACGATCTCAGCATCCTGCAGATCCTTCAGATCCGCTTTGGTAAGTCCGGCATCCATCAGCTCGCCGCGGGCTTTCTCAACCTCTTCCGGAGTTGGCTGTTCCGCCGGGCTCATTGCAGGGGCATCTTCCTGCTGCGGCATATTGCTGTTACGCAGCTCGTCCGCCTTCGGATCTTCGCTGGGCAGCATACCGATAATGCTGCGGATCTCGTTTGCTGTCATAATTTCATTCCGGGTGAACTTATCAGCGATATCCGCAATATTATTAACAGGCACCAGTTTGAAATGATCCTGGAAAAACATAATAGACTGCCCCTGTGTCCGGGCAGTCTTTGTGAGGAACTTTCGCTTCATCTCATCACAGATTGCTGCGAGAATCGGCTCAATGGTCCGGTTATAGTAATTCAGCATCACCTTTTCATCCGCGGTGCCGTTAATGATTTCCGCGGTCATGCCAAGCTGGCCATAAAGCTGCTGCGTCAGGTCACGGATCTGATCCAGTAGGTTGTTGTCCAGCGAACGGTTCAGCTGCGTTACTTTTTCCGTAGCATCGATATAACCGATACCATATTTGTTATCGGTCAGCTGCTCCTCAAGTTTCTTACGGCGCTTCTCAGCTTCTGCCATCCGGGTTTCCGTTTTAATGGTGTACGGCAACTGCACAATCATATTCAGCTTATTTGCGCCGGTTGTTTCATCAATCTGATCTTTCAGGATCAGTTTCCGAAGCAGGCGTTGAAGCGTTGAGCTTGGCTCGTTCATCACCGAATAAAACGGATTTTCCACAATAGCGACCACGGTCTTTGGAAGCGTGATTTCTTCCTTATTACCTGTTCGCTCATTGTACACAAGCACCTTAACCGATGTCGGATACCATTGTGTAATTTTTCCGGTTCGAAGCGACGTAATATCATACCCGCCGGTAACGGTCGGGTTGATGTCTGTATCGGTCGGCACAATGGCCACACAGCCTTCGTCAAACATGCTCATGACCGCATCCTGAATCAGCTGCCTGCCTGTCTGGTCCGTATTTGCATTCAGGGTTAAACATTCATTCAGTCCTGACCGGATGGTCTCTTTGTACCGCTCATTTTCATCAATCCGCACATGGCGAATACTGACCGCTGCCGTATCCACTGCGATACGGTTATAAATGGCAGTAACAATAGAACGTTCTTTTCCGCGGGTAAAACGCGGACGATCGGGACGATTGCTGCTCGCGAACCCTGTAATCACCGGCGCCGAATTCTGGTAGGGATCGCCTGTATACACCGTCGGGTCTCGATTGTTCCGAAAGGCATTCCAGGCGTGCTGGAGCCTTTTCCCAAATGAGGCCATAGCATCACCTCATACGATTAAATTTTATTTTGAATTGTTAATGTGAATTATCCGTTTCTGGAGCTACTATGGCGCTTTCCATGCTGATTCGTATTGGAGCCGGAATTAGCCGCTTTCTTCTTGGGATGATATCCAGCGTTTGCAACCTGCCCTTCATACTGAGTTCCCTTAAATGCTTTCTGCATTTCACTGCGGAATTCAGCAGCTTTCTGCCGATTCCTCTTTGCCCGAGCCGCACGAACCGCGTTATATCCGGCTGCGCCAAGCATTCCCGCACCGGCGGCCATAGATCCCAAACGAATTGCTCCATGACGTGTCACGTTGCCGGCAAGCTTCTCAGAACCCCACTTTTCATAGTTACGAATTGCATTACTTGCAGCTCCTGCAGCCTTTGAGCCAACAGTCGGAACAGCTCGATGAAGGCCTTTTCCTTTTGGAGTATTGGAAAGCTTCGATGAAAGTCGTGCGGCGGCGCTTGCCACTTTATCAATATTCTTGATGCTACCAAGCGCACCCGCTGCGCCAAGAGCAGCTCCGCCCGCGGCAAGCTTAGCTGCCCGCTTTGCATATTTTTTTCCTTCCCCATGACGTTCAAGCTTTTCCAGCTTTCTGGAGGCCTTCTTAAACTGCTTGCTCATGGATTTATCGCTATTTGCTTCTATCGCTTTCTTAACACCCCACCGCATGCCTTTTACACCGTAATGGGCAAGATCATTTCCGGTGCGTTGTACAGCATAATACTCACTCATTTTATTCACCTACACTTTTATTTATCCGTTCCTGGAACTACGACGACGCTTGCCATGCCGATTCGTGTCATTGCTCTTTGAAGAACTCTTTGCGTATGGTGTGCCAGCGAATGCCTTATCCATCTCGGATTTCCATGCTTTAGCTTTAGCTACAGCTTTGGCATGCCCCTTCGATGTAGTCCGGTATTTTGAAGCTATTGCTTTCCCCGTATGATATGCGGTCTTGGCAAGTCCCGCAGCAGTAAGTCCACCGGATATATAATGTCCTGTTCTATTGCCAACTTCCATAGGTGCATTATGTCTTTTTACAATGGTAGTAGTACCGTTGTTAAGATTAGTAATGGCCTGAGTAATTCTTTGTCCATTGGGATCAATCCTCGGCCTGGTGAGTGCGGCAATACCACCAATGGGTAATGTTGCAAGACCCGAACGAATTGCTTTCTTCTTTTGCACAGATACATTTGCTTTCTGTGCTTCAATGTTGGCCTTTGTCATAAGTTTATCCAGCTTTTTGGACGCCTTCTTGTACTGCTTAGCTAATGCCTTTTGTTTACCAGCACTTGTCGATTTAGCAATCGCTTTCCGAATGCCCCACCGCATGCCTTTTACACCGTAATGAGCAAGATCATTTCCGGTGCGTTGTACAGCATAATATTCACTCATCTTGTTCACCCTCTGCTTCTGTTGCGTTTCTTTCGCGGCTTTGGTTCAGCGACATATCTGCCTGCGTATTTTGTTCCGGCAAATACGTCATCCATCGCGTTCTTAAATTCCATTGCTTTCTGCCGGTACTTCTGCGGATGGGAAGCCCTGTAAGCATTCAGCGCGCTCATCGCAGTAAGCCCTGCCGTTGCAGCAGCGGCGCCAATCCGGAGCTTCTGATTTCTGGAAAGCCCTGTATACTGAGTTTCACCGGCAACCAATTGATGCTCAGTGCGTCCTGTTATAGGATGCCGTCTCGATTTCATCTCTACAGGAGTATAAGACTTTCTGTAATCACCCCAGGCGTCAATCCTGTCTGCTTTATCCGTCAGTTTATGGGCCTCTTTTGTCAGATTCTTTGCCGCCTCGCTCTTAAACGTATACGGCCCGGGCCCGGTGACAAGTCTCTGCCCAGGCATGGAAGCAACCTCGGCGCGAAGTCTGCCTGCCAAAAGTTTCTTTGCTTTATTCCGAAGAATATTTGAGTACCCTTTAGTACCAAGAGCAGCGACTGTGCCGGTTCCGGCAGCAGCAGCTCCGTAAGCAGCAGCTTTAATGGCATATTTCTTACTGTTCATACCAATATCCGTAAGCTTCTTCAGTTTCCTGGCAGCCCTTCTGAAATGGCGGTCCAGGCTTCTGGCATTCGCATTGGCAATGGCTCTTCGTACGCCCCACTTCATCCCTTTAACGCCATAATGCGCCAGGTGATCCGTGGAACGCTGAACTGCATAATATTCACTCATACGATCACCTGTCTGTTTTTGTGTTTCTTTTTATAACCCTGATAATATAAATTGACTTCCCGATCACGCGATTTATTATACGGATCGTTTTTATGAAGCTCATAGACACGGGTTTTCTTATGCTGGCTCATAAGGCGTTTAACATTATTCCGTGTTGCCTTTGAACCCTCATCCAGAATTACGGCAAGCCCTTTTGTTGCGTTCCGGGTCATTGCTTTATCTTTCTTGGCCAACCACTCCGGAGAACCAACTTCGTGTTTTGTATCGTTGATCGGATGGGTTTTCCATTTTGAATCTGCACTGTACCGGACTTTGGTTCCGGGGCCGTAAATCTCAACATTGTTATACCGCTTCTTCTTCAGGTAGTCCTGCGTCTGACGATCAATGCCGGGCGCATCACCAACAATAATTTTATCGCCTTTCTTCATAGACATTTTCAGCTGGGATCTGACAAACTTTGGCAGCTTCCTGCGATAATAAGGCGATGAGCAGTCCTGTGTTTTGGAACTTCCGGAAACAAACAGTGTTTCTCCGGAATACGGGCGTTTCTTTCGGACACCCCATTTCATCCCTTTGACACCGTAGTGCTTCAGGTAATTCATAGAGCGCACAATTGCATAATATTTATTCATATGATCACCCTCTGCACAAATCAGTCAAAAGCCTCCCGGTTGATCTTGTAAGCAACCAAAGCGTCCATCATAGCAGCAACACTATCGATCTTCTGATCATTACGCTTCTTATATAACTTTCGGTTCCCATTGGAATCCACAAGCGTAATACAGTTGCCCATTGTAAAAGTCATCATCTGCTGATCAAAGATCAAAGCCCGCTCTTCGGAAAGTTTTTTCAGTTCACCTAACGGAACACTCTCCGTCCTGGCGCCCTGTATAACTTTCACAATCCCGAACGGACCGTTTTCCGTTGCCCATCTGGCAATAAATTCTTTCGCATTATACGGGTCATATCCGACACAGCGGACGTCGTACTTGTTCTGGATAATATAATTGTCCAAATCGTCATAAACATCCATCATGTCCAGAATTGCACCGTCTAAAACCCGAAGACTATCTTCATCGATGAATTCATCATATTTTGTCCGGGTCGCCTGCGGAAGATTTGCAAATGTGGAGGCAGATATGTAGCATCTTGTTTTTACGCCGAAACTGCCGTCACCAAGAGGAAACAAAAATGTGAATGCACAAAAGTCATCACCCCGTGAAAGGTCAATGCCCATAGCACATGCCATTTCCCAGAAATCCCGTTTCGTATGCGGCTGCGTTTCATTGTAAGTAAAGAAGTATGTGTACCCCTCGAGAGGAATACCAAACCGCTTTGCCAGAATATCATTCCTTGCGGATGGTGCTTTTTCCGCTCTCTCCACATCCAGCTGATATGCTTCATAACTAACCGTTTTACCAAGATTTGGATTTGCTTTTACCCACATGCTTGGGTCATTGACCTCTTTCACATCGTCCAGCTTGTAATACCAGATGCTGACATGCGGGTTAAAGTATTCTCCCTTAAGGATGCTGAGTAATTCCATTTTGATGTCATCACCGCTGGCATTCCGAACTGTACCCTCGGAACTTGTCGCCAGGATGAAATAATCATCAAGCTTGGAAGCACCCTGTTCAATTGCTCCGATGACGTCTTCGCGAATATCTCCCGACAGCCATTCGTCAACAGTAGCAATCTTAGGCCGTAAGCCTTGCAATTTGTCAATCGTCATTGGGCGTGGCTCAATGATCGACCCGTTAATGAAATTCTGTATTCCTAATTTTGTGGAAGCCAGTTTTACGCGGTTTGCTTTTGATCCTGTCGTATTCTGGATACTTCCTTCTGTAAGGAATTTAAACAAGGGGCCTCTCGCCCGTACGATCGCGGTACGAATAGGCCCCAGTGTCTCATCAGACTGCCGGATTGTCGGCGCCGTAACAATCTGGTCCGTTGTCTCCGGAGAAATGTTCAGGAAGTAACTCTGAATACAACTGGCATAGATGCTTTTTGCTGCGCCTCGTCCGACGATCAGAAATTGTTTTGTTGTCAGGCGTTTCTTAATTGTACGGACTTCATAATGTACGGAATGTCCGTCTTCACTTACAATCGGAACGCTCTTCTCAACAAAATAATACCATCCGAAAACTTCCTCAGCCCATAGTTTAAACGAATCCAGCAGTTTCAAATCACTACCGTCCGTCAGACACATTTCCGCTTCGCAGAAAGCAATAAATGCCTCTACTGGCTGAGGATCATAGTAAATGCCCGGATTGTCGATCAGTTCCTGAATCCGGTACATCTCCATGGATATTTCTTTGCAAACCGGTATTTCACCACGGACAACCAAATCACGAAATTGTCCGAAATACTTTGGCGTGGCTGTATTACTAAGATACAGCATTATTTCCTGTTACCACCCTTATTTCCACCCTTATTTCCATTCTTCTTCTCATACGGGAAATAAGTGGGCATACCAAGTTCAATAAGTGTCTTACGCTCATCATAAGTTTCAATTTTAGGAACGTCATATTTAAATGTGCTCTTGTTAACCGTGTAATCATTCTGGTTTGGTTTTGGTGTATTATGAAGCTTTGGCGCAGTAATATTCGATTTATAACCAGGATTCCAACCATTTTTGGCTTTCTCTTCTTTAACTTTTTGGTTATAATCTGCGATTGCTTCATCATCTGCCTTTTTATCTTCCTGATATTTCTTCATCGCACGTTCATATCGCTTGTCAGCATCATCTACTGCTTTATCATACTGTTCCTGTTTAATTCTTCGAACTTCTTCTTTAGTTCGCTTATTATACGCTGCTTCTTCTTTGGCTTTCTCAGCTCGCTCTTGAGCCGCCATCGCCTGTTTACGCTGTTCTCTTGTGTATGTGTCTGTATTTCGTTTAGCATCATTCAGATTAATAAGGCTGTTTGATTTCGGATCATACAATGTTGTTGTTCCGCCTTCACGAACATATTTATTCCAGGCTTCATCTTCATCATTCCGAAGCTTTGTCTGGAGTTCCTGTTGGCGTTTTCGTTCACGCTGATTATCTTCATAAGATTCAATCTTAAGACGATCTGAATCAGAAATTCGATTATTAGCGTCAGCCTCATATATTTTCTTCTTAACATTAGTATCTGCTTCAAGACGAAGTTTCTTATCCTTAAGCGCTTGTAATTCAGAACCGATTGAGCCCTCTTTAGTATCACTCTCAAGCTTAAGCTGATTGATCTGTTTACGAAGATTCGCTCTCTGAATTGCTTTCCCAGAATTAAGATTCTGGAATGGATGTAATACGCGACTCCTTTCAAGAATACCGGTACCGGCATCAATCTGCGCTTCATAAGCTTCCTGCGCCTTATCCTGACGAATTTCTCTGCGAGTCCTGCTATTCTTAATCCGATTTGCTTCTTTAATGCGTTCCGCTTCATTCCGATTTGCTTTATCAAGGATTCTCTTATTTCTCAATCTATTTTGAACTTTGTCAATTGCAATTTCCTTCATACCGGCAGCGGTTCCCTGGATAACACCCTGCAGGATACCTTCCTGTGCCGCTTCCTTCAGACGTGTTCTGAACTTCGGCTTTTCAGTGCTTCCCAACCTCCGGGCATTCTGTTCAATTGCAAGTCTGTTCGTAATCCGGTTTACCTGATCCTCAGACAGTTTCCCATATGCGAGCCTTCCCTCACGGGCAAGCTGCGTATACTTATCCATCTTCCGTTCATTCTTCGCATATTTGCGGTCCATCTTTTCCGCAAACCGCATCTGTTTTGCCTCGGTCTTTGCGGTAAATGCATCGTTCTTGATCTGATGCTCCATTGCCCGCTCATAGGAAGTAAGCTTATCCAGATTATTCATGCCCTCAAGGGCAGATAACCGCTTCTGCGCTTTTGCAACAGCATTATTGTATTTGTTTTGCTGCGTACGCTGATGATTGGCCGCAATCTGCTGGCGGGTTTTATTCACAACGCTTTTAAACTTCTCTACCTTGTTTCTGATATTGGATGAGGTCTTTAATTTTCTGGCCGCGTTCTTATAGGCCAGACTCTTTGGTCCGACGAATATGTGCTCCCCCCACTTCATTCCAAGACGGCCGTAATGGAGCAATTCATTCGGATCATCTGTCACAGCATAGTATTTCATGTTGTATCAGCCTCTCGCTTAAATTATTCGTTCCGCCTGAACATTCAATCTCCATTCCAGTTCCCGGATACGGGAGTTAACTGCATCCGCAACAACGGACGACGCCGGAGGATCAAAGACCATTCGGACTTTCAGATATATATAAATTTTAACAGTATTAATTAAACTCTCATCTGTCGAAAAATCCTCCCATTTGGTGTTGACATCATGCACGGAAAATCCTTCAGCAGGCCCAAGACCAAGTTGATGTAATGTCATAAATTCACTGTTAATCAACATAATAATATCAGTATCAAAGGACGGATCCTCATGCCAGACATTTAAAAGCTTCTTGATACTCATCAGAATACTTCCATCATCGACCAATCCCATGGTCATTCCTCCTTTCTGTATAATAATGAGGCAAACATGCAAGGCCTTGTTTATGACTGAAGAACACCGAGCCATATGGACCCATAAAGACTGCAAAATATTTGTGTGCTGCGTTTAAAACATACAAACATCAATTACAGTTTCCACGGACACATATCGTTCGGCGTTCTCTCTGTTGGCAAATTTGGCAGAAGGCTTGCATCTCCAAAATGTATAGCATCATGAGTTTTCTTACTAACGCATACTAAAAATTCAGGATTCAGAATCAAATCTGAAACGTTTTCTATATCTTCACTTGTAATCGGGTTCATGTGATGAACAAATACGTTGTTATAAAGTTCATACCCTTCCATCGCCAGATCACGGCCTTCATCACGGATAATTACATCTCTTCGGACACGCTTCCATTCCGGTGAACGGTAAAATTTCTGGTTAATATATCTGTCAAAACCAAATGTCTCTTTCCCGACAATTCCACCAAGCCGGAGATAATCATATCGCTCTTTAAATGTCGGAAGCTGAATTAATTCGGAATAGCATCTTGTCATAATTTAAATCACCTTAAGCATTTATCGACCAGTTCCTGAAGCGACTCTCCTGCGACATGATCTTGGTCATCAAACTCACCAAACACAAGCTTTTTATATTTTGAACTGTTTCCAAATTCGCCGGATTTATGGGCACGCTGAATTTCACGTTTGATTGCTTTCAGTGAATCATAATCTTTAATCCCAGCCTTTTCTCCCCATGCATTCTCAAGCCATGACACTTTATTGCCGTTTTTATAGTACGCGAGTGAATGGGTCATCCCGCCTTGGCCTTTATCATCAATTTCCATGACAAACAGGCCCTTCGGCTTTAAACCCATCTTTCGGAGCTCATCCATTTCATACATTACCTGATCATGGCATGAACCTTTCTTGCCTTTTGCGACATCATCATGAGACATAAGTTTTGTGAAGTTCTTGTATTTCACTTTACGAAGACCCTTTGAAAGTGCCTGTGGATTCACATGATGCGCATCAGACTTTGTGTGCGCGTATCGGATCTTTCCTTCCGGAGTTCGCTTCGAACTTCCATTCAGTTGATACCGTCGAACGCCCCACTTCATTCCTGGGATCCCATAATGCATCAGAAAATCACTGTTCATAGGACCCACTCCTGTATCAGTATTCTTCGGCAGAGTGCGGTGTATAGGAACGAATCGCTTCGATGACCTGTTCATACAGAACATTCTTTTCGCGATCTGCCTTAATGGCTTCTGTCTTTGCAGTCAGAAGTTTGATTTCTTCGATCAGCTTTTGCTTTTCATACCGCTCACGCATAGACCCCAGCTTCAGATAATGGGTGATGACCTGACTTGATGCAGTGCCATTCCTCAACTGTTCCTCTGCCAGATCAATTGCATATGCGATCATTTGATCTTCTCGGCCCTCCGGAGTAATTGCCGGAGTTTGCCGTCGCATAGTACCCTCGACAACCTTCTTATTGTTTTTCATAAGAATTCAACTCCTTTGGCTGATACATCCATTTACTTATTATCTGTGCAAAACAAAACGACACCGTTGTTTGAATCTCTGAATACTTCCCTGGCGATATCTTCCATTAAACAGGATTTATTTCCATTGATGTCTCCGAGATTATCGCTATAATACTGTATAACTTCTTTCCGAAATGCAATATACATAATCGGATTGGAGAATACACCATCCTCTTCCTGAATCTGTGTAACAGCATCATTTCCATCAAAAGCAGTCCTGAAAAGATCCAATTTGTTCATGGTTTTGTTTGATGGGATAATGATAACCTTCATTTCAACATTGCCAAACTTAACTTTCTCAGGAAGTAGCTTCTGCAGAGCTTCACACTTCTCTATTTTACTGACCATAAGCTTTAATGTCAGGTCAGAATCCTCAAAACGAACCGTGACATCAGGATCTCTGCTAAACAGTGCCTGAATTTTATTGGCATAATCATACCACGGAGGTGACATTGCAACTTTCCCCATAACTTTTAACTCCTTTAAGATTCGTTCTGCATGTGTTGCTATTAGTTCATTACAACTGTTTGTGACTTTTGAGGCACTTTTAGTAAAGATCCCGGGAGTTTCATATGTTAGGAGGTGGACTTAGCATGAAGAAAGCATGAGGGGGTATGAAGCGCCAGGATCGTCTGTGGTTGACCACTCCGCAAACGACAAAGACAGATCACAAGTTTTCTCCCGGGATCTCTATTAAAAGTGTCTCAGCACAAAAGAACACCAACCGCCCTCTCCAGAAAACTCAAAAAGCTCTGGCAAAATATCCCCCCGGAGAATTTTTGGAG